TATTTCTTTTTTAGAAAAAAAGAAACAAAAAAGCGACGCTGCGGTTTCTGATTTGGAAAATGAAAATTCAGAATCTCCCATAGAGACCCTTCAAGTTCCAAAAGAACAAAGCGGCGGCGGGCGGAAGAAATTCACCATACCAACCCCTGAAGAAGTGCAGGCTTATTGTGATGAGCGCAAGAATGGCATTTTAGGGCAACAATTCTGCGACTTCTACAGTTCCAAAGGTTGGAAGATTGGAAAAGAGCCGATGAAAGACTGGAAAGCAGCTGTGCGTACATGGGAGATGCGAAGAAAAGACCAATCACCCTCTATAACGCAACCGCAGGCGCAAATTTCAGCACCAAAACGCATCCGCTTTGACGAATACGGGAACGAGGTAGTTTATTAAAAAAATAGGCTTAAAAATGCAAAACAGAAAAATACCAAATGACCCTGAATTGGAGGCTATCGTACTTGGGGGTATGCTTATAGAACAACGAGGAGTTTCTGAGGTAGTTGAAGTCGTGAAAGACACGAATGTTTTTTATAACCAGAAAAACGCCCTTGTCTATGATGCTATTCTCTCCCTATACAAGTCCTCGCAAGGGGTGGACATGATGACCGTAAAGACAGAGCTTCAGAGAACAGGCAAGCTCAAAGAAGCAGGAGGAAGTTCGTATCTCGTGGGATTAACAGAGCGAGTATCTTCTTCTGCGCATATACAGAACCACGCCATACTCCTTATGCAGATGTACGTTAAGCGCAAGAGTATCGAGGTAGGTTATAACCTTGCTGAGCAATCATACGAGGAGGATACGGATATATTCGAGTTGCTTGACGGCTCTTACAAAGAGCTTGATAAGATTTCCGATTGGCTTTCCATTAAGCAGCCTAAGGAGATAGGCGATTATCTCACAGAAGTACTCAAGACCAAAGCAGAGAGGGCGGGAATACCTACCGCAGTGAGGGATATTAACCTCAAGCTCAACGGATACCAACCAAGCGACCTTGTAATCATAGCAGGACGACCAGCCATGGGAAAGACAGCATACGCTCTTAGTGACGCTCTACATCAAGCACGATTAGGCTACCCCGTAGGAATATTCTCCCTCGAAATGAGCGCACGACAACTAACCGCAAGGCTATTTGCCAACTATGCGGGGATAGATAGCAATAAGTTAGCTATTGGTACACTCTCACAGAGTGAGATGGATGTAGCCGTAAGTCTCCGCCCTTCATTCGGAAAATTGCCATTGTATATTGATGACGAACCTTTTCTCACGCTTTTATCCCTAAAAATCAAAGCGAAAAAATGGGTGAGAGAAAAGGGGGTAAAGATAATTTACATAGATTACCTTCAGCTCATCAGTAACTCTCAGAGAGGACGCACACGAGACCAAGAGATAAGCGAAATATCTCGTACTCTCAAAGGATTGGCTAAAGAGTTAGATATACCCATCATTGCCCTATCCCAACTATCCCGCGGAGTTGAAACACGAAGCGACAAACGCCCCATGCTTTCAGACCTCAGAGAATCAGGAGCCATAGAGCAGGATGCTGACAATGTACTATTCCTCTATCGTCCTGAATATTATCAGATACCCCAATGGGAGGACGGCACGCCAACCGATAACGAGGTAGAGGTTATCATCTCAAAGTTTCGTAACGGCACAACAGGGGGGATAATAATAGGCTGTCAGCTACAATACATGCGCTTTTTTGAACGAGGAGGAAGTGTAAGTATAAACACTCAACAAGAAAATAATTTACCAAAAATTGATCCTAAAAACAACAGTCCATTTTAAAATGAAAAGTACAAAATTTTTAACAGAACTAAGAGCACGAGGGCTACAAATCACAGAAAAGGAAGCACAATACCTCATGGAGATAGCTGTAGCTAATCACAGAGAAAATCAAGTAAAACCAATTCTTAAGCGGGAAAATATGGCGCATTATATGATTATGGCGTTATCCTATTGCAAAGCTACCAGTGAATTACTTCACATGATTGATGAAAGCTATCCAAGATTTAGACTTAAACAGGTATTTATGGAATGCAAGAAGAAAAATAACGAAGTAGTAGAAGAGTTTGAAAAGGCCAATAAGATAGACCCACAGATACTCAATGCTTTCAGTGCATACGCAAACGATTTAACTGAGATAATGTATTTACACATGGACGACATTAATAAAGAGAAAAAAGAACAAAAAGCAAATGAAAATCATTGACCTTTTTAGTGGGATTGGAGGCTTTTCGCTCGGCTTTCAGAGAGCAGGCTACCAATTTACAGAGCACTATTTTAGTGAGATAGACAAAAATGCTATTGCTAACTATAAATACAATTTTCCACATGCCAAATACATCGGAGACATTACCTCTATTCACGGAGGAGACTTTACAGACATTGACATTATCACTTTTGGATCGCCTTGCCAAGATTTCTCACTTGCTGGAAGAAGAGAGGGACTTAAAGGAACAAAAAGTAGCCTTATCGCGCACGCAATTGCCCTCATTACTAACATCAGACCAAGTATTTTTATCTGGGAAAATGTTAAAGGAGCATTCTCCTCTAACTCTGGCGCAGACTTTTGGGCAATTCTCAAAGAATTTACCAACATTGGGTGTTATAGAATTGAATGGCAATTGCTTAATTCAAGCTGGGTACAAGCTCAAAATAGAGAACGAATATTCCTTATTGGACATCTTGCAGGAAGAAGTGAGCCAAGAGTATTTCCTTTCACAGAAGATGATTTTTTGTCTAAATCGGGAGAGAAAAGTAAATCACAAACCCCGATTAGTGGAACACTCAAAGCAAATGGAAACTTAAACCAAGATGATACGTATATTGTTTATGGTTCTACTTTGAAAAAGCATAATAAAGATTATAAAAACAGTAAAATACGAGTGCTTACAGAGGTAGAAAGAGAGCGCCTGCAAGGTTTTCCTGATAATTGGACACAATATGGTGATTATGGAGGTATAGTAAAACCTATATCAAGAAGACAACGCTATAAACTTGTAGGAAACGCTGTAACGGTGGATATAGTAAAGCTAATAGCTGAAAGATTAAAATAATTAAATATAATATTTATATTTAATAATCAAAAACAATTAAATTAAATTAAATGAAAAAAGATAATTATCCATCTTGGCTTATATCAATAGAGCAAGCCGAGAAGCTCAAGAAAATTGGATTTGATTTGCCAACTCAAAATACCACTTCAATAGAAGTTTTAGAAAGCAAAAGATATAAAGATGAAAATAAAATATACTCAAAAGAATATATTTTAAAAGGTAATCTTTATAACGCTAATGAAACTAAAGGAGGTTTATCTATACCAACATGGGAACAAGCATTTGAATGGTTTAGAGAGAAAGGACTTGTTGGAACTATAGTATATTTTAAGGATACTTTCTTAAATAGAACCCTTTATTCTTTTGAAGTTAAAGATGAAAAAGGATATTTAGTTTCTGCAAGCAGGGAAATCATTGAAAAATACGAGGTAGCAAGAGAAAAATTACTCAACAGTCTAATAGAAGCGTTAAACATCACGGATGGCAAAATGCCTGTAATATTAGGTAATTAGTAAACAAAAAAGCAAGTATCAATAGGGATAGCAGCAGGTTCAAGTCCTGCCTTGCTTTCAAAAGGGAAATATAATTTATATAAAAAAGCAAGGTATGAAAACAATACAAGAACTTATTCCACTTATTCATAAGTGGGCAGAAGAAAGGGAAATATTTGACAAAAGCACGCCCTTTTATCAACTCATTAATGCTAATAAAGAGGTTGGTGAGCTTATTAAGGTGTGTTATGACTATGAAAAGAAAGCCATCCAAGAAGCGACAGGAAACGCTATGATTTTTCTTATTAATTATTGCAAATTTATAAATGAAGATGTATTATTGTATATAGAAACTGCAACAGAAATACTCCCTTGTAAGAAGAGAAATATAACATTCCTTGCTGTAGATGTTAATTCTCATTTAAGTCTTATATTGAGTAAATTCAGTTATAAAAAGAATGGTATTAAAATCCCTGATTTGGAGGATATGTTAGATTTATTTAATAGTCTTCATAATATAGCTCTATTAGAAAGCACCACTCTTGAGGAGTGCCTAAATATCGCCTACAACGAGATAAAAAACAGAACTGGAAAAATTATTAATGGTAAATTTATAAAAGATGAAAAATAGAAAACAAAAAATCATTGAACTGGTAGTTGTAAATATATTGTGGAGTATATTTATTTTTGGGGCTGTATTTTTTATAACTTGGTCTACTGATTTATCTACATTAGATTGGTCAGGAAGATTTCTAATTGTATTTCTAATTTTAGCAGGAATTATATTCTCAGTGTTAGATTTTATAGAAAAAACTGAACCACAAGAAAGTAATAAGTACCCCGTCTGGTTTGTAACGGCAGAGCAGGCTGAAAAATTAAGAGAACTTAATTTTGAAGACTTTGAAATTGTTATAAATCCTCAAGCTGAAGAATTATACAAGGATAAAGAAGAGGAAGTTGCTTTCTTGAAAAAGCATTTGTTGAAAGACATTTATAATTACGAGCAAATATTGGAATGGTTTAGAAAGCAGCAGTATATAGGAATTGTGAAATACAGGAAAAACAAAAGTTTTTCTTACGAAATTTTAGGGCTAAGAAAGACAATCTCTTACTTCTACAACACCTATGAAGAAGCCAGAGAAGCATTAATCAGAGAAATGATAAATATTTACAAAATCAAAAATTTAAAAAATGAAAAATAACAACTACCCCACTTGGCTTGTCCCTATAGAGATAGCCAAAGAACTCAAAGAAATAGGGTTTAACAAAAAGACTATGTTTTATTTTTTCTCAGCTGATACTACATTTAAATTTAGCATCTCTGAGGATATAACTTTAGATTACATTCTTCCTATTGGTGATGTTGAGTTAGACAACTACAACAGGAAAGGATTTTACGCTTCAATCCCCGCTTGGGAACAAGTCTTTGAGTGGTTCAGAGAGAAAGGGTTTAATATAACTTTAGAAAATCACGAAGACAGTACAAAGTTTATGTTTTATAATATGAAAATAAACGAAGGCAAACATTTCAAAGGTGAATTTTCAAATTACGAAGAAGCTCGGGAAGAACTTGTAAAAACACTCATACAAACCTATAAAAGTGAACAACTATGAATAAGAACTTAATTGTACTATCAGGAAAAAAACGAGTAGGAAAGGACACCGTGGCTAATCTATTCAATGACTACACCCAACGTAAATACGCACTAAGAGCCTTTGCCGAGCCAGTCAAAGAGATAGTGTCCCAAGCAGTAGGAACAAATTCATACATGTTAGACCGTTACAAAGAAAACCGATTAGTAGCTGTCAATGGTATATCGAGCAACCTAACCATAAGGGAGCTATATCGAAAGACAGCCGACTTTTACAAGGAACTACTTGGGGATGATATATTCGCTAAGCTAATGCTAAGGCGTTTAACTTACGAGAAATGCGAATTTCCAAGAGTGATTATTACAGACATGCGCTTCAAAGTGGAGTATGAGCAGATGGAACTACTTGATCCTATCTTTATCCGTGTGAAAAGCAACATGGGTAATATGGATACCCACCCCTCTGAAACAGACCTTGACGATGTGCCTGATAGTTATTTCCATTTTGTGATTGATAACACATGCACGCGGAAACAACTCAAGGAACAAGTACAAACCATTGTCAAAAAGTTAAGAATATGAAATTATATATCTCAGGAAAGATTAGCGGCACAGACCTAACTCACACACGCAAGCGATTTAGTGATGTAGCAGACAAGCTCCAATTATTAGGTCACGAGGTTGTCAATCCTCTTTGTAATGGATTATCTGAAACAGCCCCTTGGGAGGCACATATTGCAAAGGATATTGCTAATCTATTACAATGTGAGGGTATATACATGCTACAAGGATGGGAGGAAAGTCAAGGAGCAAGGATAGAACATGCTATGGCAAAAGGCGCTAAATTAATAGTATTTTACGAGTAAAAAAAGTAATGATTTAGGGTTACAAGGAGCTTATTTCTGTATCCTCGTAACCCTTTATTTACTTGATTTAAAATCACAATTTAACAAAATGAGTTATATTTATTGTTGGTTTTATTGTCGTTTTTACATACGCAAAAACGTATGTAAATGTTACTCATTTTCAAATAATTATATAAAAAAATTGTAGGAATAGTTTAAATATTTTTGTACCTTTGCGCTTTGAAAGGATTTAACAATAATCACAATTAGGAATGGAAACAATAACCCCTAAGATAAAGAACAAGAACAGCAGACAGCTAAAAAGGAGGTATCGCATAATGAAAGCCTTTCTTCTCATTAAGTATGCTCACTTATACAGCCAGAGATGCCTACATCAATCCTTAATGAAGTCAAAGAATGACTATCACACAGCGGAGAATGTATCCAATATGATAAATGATATATTCGGAGGACATACCTCCCCTCAAGATTTTATCTGTGATAAGAACGAGCAAGCAGATAAGTGTATTAACCTTACTAAGGAAATGAAATCATACGAAGGGGCGCTAAAAACACTAAATATCGACCCTCAAGATGTATATGCTTTCTCTGCTGATGTAGAGTATAACAACTCAGTTTCATTATTCAGATGTTACGGACAACTTGCTATGTATGTAATAGGTCATATTATGAATTATGATTTAGGAATGATAACCAAAGATGAAGCCTTAAAAAACATACAGCGCCTTAAGGATTTTGAATTTGCTCCTAAAAACCTATCTATGGTAACTCGTAAAATAGTGGTTCAAGTAGAAGAAGCCTTTGGGTTTGTCTTTTTGAGAAGAATTATAAGACGATTCAAAAAAGAGTATAAGGGCAAAAAATTTAAAGTGACAATAAAAAGTAATGTACCCCTATGAAACACCAAGAAAGCACCCTACAAACCTCGTGTGTGAAATGGTTTAGGCTCCAGTATCCTAACCTCGTGATATACGCCGTCCCTAATGGTGGCAGTCGAAACGTACGAGAAGCACAACGCCTCAAAGCTGAGGGAGTACTCGCAGGAGTTGCCGACTTGGTAGTAATGCTTCCACAAGGGAAGAGCCTTTATATCGAGATGAAAGTAAAAGGAAATCGCCAAACGCAAAACCAAAAAGACTTTCAAAAAATTGCCGAAACCCTCGGACATACCTACGCTGTATGCTATTCCTTTGAGGAGTTTAAAAGGATCGTTGAAGAAAAACTAACAACTAACAACTGATATACCATGCTTGAAAAAATTAAAACAGCCATTGAGGACATCACCCAAGAACCTCTGAAAGGGAGGAATGTATACCTGAAATTATTTTGCGGACTTGCTTACAAACATTCTTTTTCTACTCAAAAAGAAGTAGCTGCTTTCTTAGATATTCCTATCACAAGCGCTGCCTATTATCGCAAAGAGCATATTAGCATGTGCGAGAACACAGAATACCGACAACTTTGCAAAGAAGTAGAGGATAAAATACTGTAATTCTATACCATATTTATATTAGTTTGTTATTTTTTTTCAACAACACCACTCCTAAACTATAGAGTGGTGTTTTCTTTATCCTGCTCGTACTGCTCCTTTTGTTGCAAAGCGTCTGCTTCCTTACGAACAAGGTGCTCTATTAGGTTAGCTTGCGACATTCCTTTCTTTTCAGATAGTGATTTTAATATTGACATAAACTCTTCTGAAGCCCTTATCTGAAAGACCTTTGTTTTTACTCGTGCCATATTCCTATTTATTTTTTTTTGCAAAGATACGTATATATTTTATTGTAAATATATATGTAATTACATTTAACATTACAAAAAGAAATATTTATTATTTCATTAACTATTTGTAATTACAAAAATAATTACCTTTGCACTGTCAAAATGAAACAAGTATATTAATTAAAAATAAAACGAATATGACAGCAATAGACAAAGTAAGTAACCTAAGAAATGAGCTTAAAGAATTAGGTTATAACAGCCGCAAAGTATCTGTTAAATTAGATAGAGGTACATTCGAAGATGCTATTTGGGTAAATGTAAAATCTGAATTACCAGCAAAAGACTTTCAGATAATAAAAGAAACATCTAAAAAATATCAGAAAGTAGATTATCACAAAGGTGAGATAGTAACGGGCGGTAATGTATACGTTTTTGTTCAATAACCACCCACCTAAAGCCCTGAGCAAGGCGCAAAAAGGCTCAAAAATTTAATAACAATATAAATACATCATATAATGCTAACATTAGAACAAATAATCGCCTATCAATCAGAGATTGAAAAATTAACCTTATCAGACAAAGAATGGCGAAAAATCAGTCAAACAAGCAAAGCGCTTGACTATGGTTTAACATTTACTGAATTAATGAGATATATGTTAGAACACGAAAAAGCAATCATAAAAAACAACTTTCAAAAAGCACTATTTATTGAATGCCTTTTTGAAAATATTAACTACCACAGAGAGCTTGATTGCTTAAGAAAATGCGATTACGAAGGCGTCGCTAAAACATATCTCAATAACTAACATTTTCACCCGCCCTTGAACCTTTCCAGAGGTTACCCAGTTCGCTACTGGCAAGGGCTCAAATTAAACCTTTTAAACACTACCAAAATGAAAAATACAGATAAAAAAACAGTCTTTTGCCTTGCATGGCAATTCTTCAAGCAAACTGGTTATACCTTTTCAGAGTGCCTCAAAAAAGCATGGGCAAATATCAAGCTCAAAGCTAAAATGAAAAGCCAGATAGTAGAATTTCACTACAAGAAATTAGACGGCTCAATACGTCAAGCATTTGGCACATTGGCAAATACACCACCTACTACGAACAACCGCAGATCTAATGATAACCTATTTACCTACTTTGACACAATCAAAAATGAATGGCGCTCATTCTATAAATTTAACATTTTAGACATCGCATAAAAAGTACCCCGTGTTTGAAGTAGTTAAAATTATTTTTCGTACCTTTGCAGATGTATCAGAACAAAAAATATTCAAAAAAAATACGAATTTTATACAAACGAACATAGCAGCCCTTTGCGACCTATATCGTACCTTTGCCCTATATACCAAGAGGTATATAAGGGTCTTTGAAATAGTGAAACACTTACAACCTTAATCTAAAACATTAAAAAATGACAATAGAAATAAACGGCAAACCAGTAGAGGCATACCATCTTATAATGAAAAAAGAAAATGCCATTGATATACTCAATGGCAAAAAGAAAGTAGAAATACGAGCTTTTTCTGAAAAATACAATGATTTATTCATTGATAAAAAACTATACAAAGAATATCAGAAAGACCTCGAAAACCCCAACGGTTCAATGACTATTGAAGACACGCTTAAAGATACTGCTTATATCTATTTCACTAATTACAACAAAACATGGGAACTTATTGTAGAGGTGTTAGATATAGCAGTCTATCAAATGACAAAAGAAGATATTGAGGTGCTGAATGAAGATTACGATTTTCACGATCTTGATAACGAATGGCAGCAGTATAAAGACCTAACAGAAGAAGAAATACCCATGTTTTATGGTTTAGGTCTTGCTGATATAGTATCCCATAAGGGGCTTATCTCATAAATAATACAATTAGTAATTTCAACCTAATAAAGGTCTGTAAGTGTAACATCTTACAGACCTTTATTTATTGTTTAATCTCTAAACCTTTTTAGTTATGGGTGAATTTTACGCAGTGCGTGTCAGTGGTGGTAAAAAAGAATACTATAAGACCAAAGCTGATTATCACGCAGGTAGAGCAAGGGCGCAAGACAGTGCAAGAAAACGAGCTGAAAGAGCGTTAGGAAGCGCAAGGAAAAAGAAAAAGCAAATCAAAAACAGATAATCTTTAACCTATGCTTAACAGCGCCCAGCAAGTCATCGAGCAAATCGCTCAAAAAACTAACAAGGTGATACTATTTCACTCTATGAGTGGCAAGGATAGTATTGCCTTGTTACACTTGCTATATCCTCACTTTGACCAAATAACATGTGTATTTATGTACGTGGTGAAAGATCTTGAGCACATCACCAAATATATGCACTACATCAATAAAAAATACCCAAAAGCAAGAATTATCCAAATACCACACTTTGCACTGTTCTCTTATATCAAAACAGGACACTTGGGACACAGACAAAACGAAAAACAACGCCTTTACAACCTTTCAGACCTTACCGATAACATACGAGAAAAAACAAACATACAGTGGGCTGTATTTGGATTTAAGCAATCTGATAGTATGAATAGGCGTGTAATGCTTCGTACTTACCAAGATGAAGCAATCAACGAAAAGAACAAAAAAGTATATCCGCTTTCCACTTATAAGAATAATGACATAATAGAATACATCAAAGCAGAAAAACTCATCACTCCTGAAAAGTATGGTAATAGCCAATCATCAGGTACAGATATAAACGACCTTAACTATTTACTATTCCTACGCAACAACTACCCTAATGATCTTAAAAAGGTAATCAACGAATTTCCCTTAGTAGAACGCAAATTATACGAGTACGATTATGAAACAGCTAAAACAATCTGAGACCCTTACTATAAACCGCTCGCAAATCAACCTAAACCCATACAACCCTAAAAAACATACAGACAAAGAAATTAAAAACCAACTTGCTAACCTCAAAAAGGTAGGGTTCAACGGAGGTATAAAATGGAATAAGGTAACAAGCAACCTTATAGATGGACATCGTCGTATTAAAGCGATGGATATATACTACAAATACGATGGTACTAATAAAACTGATTATCAAGTAAAAGTAGAAGCGGTAGAGTTTGACGAAAAAACAGAAAAGGAACAACTTACTTACGAAGCACTTGGCAATACTCGTGCTGATTATTCCCTTGTAGCGGAATATATCAACGATATAGATTACACCAACTTGGGACTAAGCGACTATGATATTAATGAGCTTTCTAATTTTGTTGTTGATATAAACGATTATACTCCGCAAGTAGAAACATACGAAGACTTAATAACAGAACCACAAGAAGAAAAGATTGAGCCTACATACGAAGAGAAAAAGGAGCAAGTCAAACAAATGAAACAGCAAATAAAAGACAATGCTTTAGAGAAACAACAAAATGAAGACGCTTTTATCACACTATCCTTTTCCACCTACGAAGCCAAATCAGCCTTTTGCGAGATTATAGGTATAGACCCTGACGAACGTTTTGCAAAGGGTGAAATTGTTTTAAATATGATAGATTAACATTTAATAACTTTTGATATGAAACCACGTAAGAAGATAGATAACGAAAAATATACCGACGAGGAGCTTAAACAAGCTCTTATCAAGGCTAACGGACAACCTACTAAAGCTG